CGTTATAGAGCGTCCCAGCGCTTCAAAAGACACATTAAAACCCGAATACATGGTTTCCTGCATCTGCGCCATTGTGCCGCTTGTAGTGCCAAGAGAGGCGTTTGTCGACGTGAGGGCTTGCACGGCACTAACACCCAAATCCTCCCACTTTGTACCGTAGAGAGCAACGCCGATTTCGTTCTGCTTGACAGAATCCTGCATTGAGAACAGCGCGGTATTTACCATCTGCATGGCCTGAGTAGCCTGATCGCCTCCCGCCGCGAACATAGCAGTCATTTGTTCAGCGTCGAGGCCAAGCGCGGTAAAAGCAGCTTTTGTAGCGTCGGAATTGTCCTTTGTGCGAATGCCAAACTCCTTCACAACGTCGTTCAGATAGTCGATCTGAAACGCGCCATTCTGAGCGCCGGAATACATAACGTCGAAGAATTCCGTCGCGGTATAACCAAGATCGGAGAAGTAAACGGAGTATTCGGCGACTTGATCGGCGAGGTCGCCATTCTGATTGAGGCCGTTTTGTGCGCCTTTCGCCAAGAGGTCGAAGGCTTCGTCGGCAGAAATACCGAACTGTTTCATGAGCGCATCAACGCCGCGAACGGATTCGGTGATATCAATACCGAAAGCGTCTTCGAGGGTATAGGCTTTTTCGACAACGCTCTGCATCACGTCGACGGGAAGGTCGCCCATGATGTTATTAACGGTCTGCATTGAAGCGGCGATATCGTCATAGCCTTCGCCGTATCCGTTTGTATAGATGGAATCGAGGGCCGCTTTATACCTTTCGGTTTCCTCGACGGATTTTCCAGTTGTAGCGATATAGCGGTTTGCAGCTGCTTCGAGGTTTCCGGCAGTTTTTGCGGCGGCTGTTCCGCCCGCAACGATCGCCGCCGTACCGACGGACGCTTTCTTTCCCGCTTCATCGAGTTTGTTTCCGAAATCAGCAGCGGCCTTTGAGGCTTTGTCTGTCCATTCGGAGTGGGATTTAAGATCGTCGTTCACGTCGGCGAGCTGCTTTTGATACGAAGAGAGCTTGGCTTCTGCGTAAGCAAGTTCTTTCTTCTTTTTCTCGATCGCCTGTTGATCCGCATTCTCTGCGGCGGTCATTTCATTCACTTGTCGAGTGAGAACCGCAACCTTTTGACGCTGGCTGTCGATTTGGCTATCAAGGAGCTTCTTTTTCGCGGTGAGCTTCTCGGTTGCGGTGGCGTTCTTGTCCATTTCCGCCGTATCTCGAACGTATTCGGCATAGGTCAACGCCATTTCATTATTTATCTGCTTGAGAGTACCCAAATAGTCGGCGGAACCATCGGCTTTGAATTTTAGACCGACTTCTTCGATATGCTCATTCGCCAAAATGTTTCACCTCCTACAAAAGAAGGGGCCTTGCCGAATCAAAGCAAGGCCCCGGAGTGGTATTCGTAGACGTTTGCGAATCACTCGTCGATGAACTGAACGCGATAGGGATTCTCTTTCCCGTGGGCTTCGAGATAATAGCCGCACAAATGGAGGAAAGCATAGGGCGAAAGTTCCCAAAATTCGTCGAGAGATAAGCCGATTGTTTTCGCGGTATGAATGAGCCGGATGAAGTCAACGCTTAAACCGCGTTCGCCATCATCCGGCGATGAGGGTTTTTTGGAATCATGGATTCCATGGCGGCGGAGAATTCATCGAAGATCGTCGTGAGCTGCTCGAAATCGGACGGGCCGATCGCCATCATAGCTTCTTCCGTCGTGCATTTCGTGCCGCCTGCAACAATCAGAGCATGAAGCATATAAGCCATTGCATTCATGGCGGCGGCCATGCCTTCGCCGTACTCTTCGGAATCTTCGTCGAGCGTCGCAAGGCTGCTCATGTTCTTTTTGAGCTTATTCAGACCGCCGGGATATTGGGACATGATTTCCAGAGCGCGGAAGTTCACGCCGACGGAAATAATCTCGCCGGAAGAAAGCTCATAATCGCGTTTAGAGATCGGGAGCGACATTCGCATTCCTCCTTATCAGGCATTCGTCAGCGGGGCAAGAAGGGGCTTCTCGTAGAACTTATCTTCCGTGATCGCGGTCGCGCCATCGGCGAGAAGCTCGGTATCATATTCGAGCTGGAAGTCGCCCGCATCGTTGAAGGTTTCGACCTGAATCGTCGCCTTCGGGTTCTGAGTGTTCGGGCCGCTCTTGTCCTTGGTCTGCGCCGCGTCGGTCATGGAAACGAGCTTGCACTTCGGATACCAAACATATTTGACCTTGCCGCTCTTCTTGGGATAGGTCACGCCGTAAGCGAAATACTCGCCTTCGTCGTAGGTGTTGCGCGTGATAAAGCCGTCCTTGACCTTGTTTCCGCGCATACGAGCAAGCAGAAGGGGCGGGAACGCGAGAGATTCAACGGCCAGCGTGGGCGGCTCGTTGGAAACGTCGGTTTCGTAAACCTCGTTGGAACCATAAACGGGTTCGGTGGAGCTTTCCTCGCTGGTCTCGATAGAAGCGACGGTCTTCATCTTGGAAACATCGGTTTCAAAATTCAGAACGCCGCCTTCGCCCGGTTCGGTGTGAAAACAAAGATACTGAGCGCCAACGCCAACGCGGCGCATGGGCTTTACATTATTGATAGCCATTATTTAACCCCTTTCCATTGTTTCGATCATGGTTTTATAGAGTTGTTCTCGATTGCTCTCGAACGTCGGCTTCAAATGCGGCTGCGCCTTAACGCGAGAAACAGAGGGCTTTTTCTTCCTTGCGTGTCCGCCGGAATTGTGGCCCGTTTCTTTTAAGCGTCCGTAAAACTTGCCCCATCCGAAGACGGTTTCAACCTTTGTTTGGTCGGCCTCAAAGGCAAAAGACGAGAGCATGGCTCCCGTTCTGCGGGGTGAGGATCGTCCCCGGAGCCGATCTTGCATCAGGACGGCGGCGGCTTGCTGCCCGGCGAGAATGCGATTCGGTTCGGCCTGTTTGGCTTTCTTGGCAAGGTATTCTTGAAGCCGTTTGATTCCGGCGGCCCCGTCATTCATCCGGGAACGCCTCGGAGATTGTAAGCGAAAAGTCGTAAGAGACGACCTCGCTTTCTTCATCAATTCCACAAACCGCCGTGAATGGAATCTTTTCAGAGCGGAAGAGGCGAACAAGATCAAGAAAGCGATTTGCACTTTCAGGCTTTGCGATAAACTCGACGACAACGCGAATCGAAAGATCATTGGCTTCGTTCGAGGTATACGTTTGATCGAGGTTCGTCTCATTCCATACGACGCGAGGAAAACTCTCTTTGATTCCCTTATAGCGCCAAACAGGAATATCCGCCGGGAGCTTTGCGAGAACGATCTCAAGATCGTTGAGCGTCATATTTTTCGATCGTCCTTTCGAGAGAGAGGTCGGTCACGGGCATTTGGTCATCATCGAGGACGTGTTGCACTTGCTGGATTTTGTAAAACCCGCTTTCGCCCTCGATTTGAGCAATATCCTGTGTCGATATATCCTCGTTTCTCCAAATTCGCGCGACAAGTTCGACGTTCACGTTCGCCTGCCGTGCTGCATAATAGCGATTGAGGCCGACGACGCGGCGCTCGAAGTATTCTCGGGCTTTCTGCGTCGCTGATTTGACCGGGTAAGAGCCGCGCGTTCCTGCGTTATCAACCGTGAACACAAGCAAAACGCCGGAATCCATCATCAAACCCCACCCGCTTTCTGAGAAAGAAGGATACTATTTTTCAGGGAACGAAGGTATTTCGGCATATCCTCACCCGTCCGGCGCTTGGTATACATCCAAGCCGCCGTCCCGACGACAAGCGTTTGGAAGTCGTCGATATCAACGCCGCTATGATCCGCGCCGGGAAGAGTAATCCCGGCGCGGGTCAGGTGCTTTTTTGCCGCCCTGATAAGGGTGAGAAGATAGTCGTCGTCGGGCCTCGCTCCCGCTCGAGTAAGATCAAAGCGCAGGAGAACGAGAAGGGTATTTTCATCCATCAGGGCCGCCCCCTTCGATTACTCTTCGCCAGAGGCCGCCGGGGTCTGTTCGTCGGTCACATTGGCCGCCGCCGCTGCCGCGTCGGTGATCTCAACGAGAACCCAGTCCTTCGTCTTGCCGTCAGCGTCAACGTGAATGGGCTTGCCGTCCATGCGCTGAAGCGCCTTGATAACGGTCTGATCCTCGATGAAGCGAACGTCCTTGGACTGGTCAATGGTCACGCCGGAGCGCTGAACATTGAGATAGCGCTTATAGTCGCCGATAAGGAGCTTGTTCTTCGGCATGTACTGAGAGAAGACGACACGAATACCGATATTCGGGCGCTCGAGGTTGGGAACGACATAGCGGCCCGCGCTGTCAACGGTAATGAGCTTACGCACAAAGTGGCCGTAGAAGGTGGAGCGCTTCATAACGGCGATAATTTCGCCATAGGCTTCGTCGCCATCGTCGACAAGGGCGACTTTGGAGAGAATCTCGCCAAGGTCGAAGGGGATCGCGGTGGGCATGTTGTCAGCGTGAAGGCTGGGAATGATACCGACCATCTGCTTTCCGGTGGAGCCGGTGCCTTCGATAATCGCCTTGTCGCGAGACTTGGCGATCGCCTTCGCGAGCTTCTTTTCGACGTATTCCGCGAGGTTAATCATAGAATCGTCGATGATATCATTCGGGATGGACATATAGCCCGCGAGCTTCCAGCCGTCAAGCTCGACTTTCTCGAAGCTGGATTCGACTTCGGAGATAGCGCCGGACATTTCAACCCAAATCGCTTCGGGGTCAGCGCCGTCAAGGATAACGCGGGAAGTGCCGCCGACGGAGAGCGTCTCAACCTCACGCGCGACGGTTGCATAATCGCCCATGCGGTCGTCGATACGCGCCATAACGATTTCAGGCACAACGAGGGAAGAGTTCGCGAGGCTGTTCCCATTGGCGCGGGACTGAATCATGGTCACGATATTCTGATAGAATTCGCGAACCTCCTTATGGGTCAGGGATTCACGGGTCAGTTCACGGCGGGAAAAATTGCGGGGCATGTTTTCATTCCTCCTCATGAAAGAGTTGTTATTGTTGCGTTCTTCGGCGGGCGCGGCTGCCGGAGTGGCTTCATCCTGTTCGCGCTCTGCGGCCTCGAGCTGGGCTTCGAGATCGGCGATCTCGCCTTCGAGCGCGGCGGTCTGAGTGCGGTTTTCGTCGGAATCGTGGTCAAACTGTTCGATCGCCTGATCGACTGCCGCCTGTTCCTCTTCGGTATTGGCAGCCTCAATGTCGGCTTCGAGCTGCTTTTCACGGGTCTCGAGTTCCTGCTTCGCCGCCCGAAGGCGCTCAAGTTCCGCCTTCTTTTCGCGAATCCTTTTGTTCAATACGAGAGTACGAAGAGCCATTTGTTAAGCCTCCCTTTTGAGTTTTTGAAGAGCATTTTCGCGCCACGTTTCGGCGCGGCGCTTTTGAATGGTCTCGAAATCCGCCCTTCGGGCCGAAACGCTTGTCGTTTCATACGCCGGGAAGGTGCAAACAGAGACTTCATAGAGGGGTTCGACGCGAATGATCGTCCAATGAACGGAGCCGTCGTCCCTGAAATCGACGTGTTCCTCTGCAATTTCAAAACCGAAAGAGCATTGGTCAACGTCTCCGCGCTTTACGCGGGCATAAAGAGACATAGCATCCGCATCGTCGGGATTGATTACGATACGCCCGAAGAGACCGTGATCGTCTTCGTAGAGCGTGAGGGTTCCGGCGCGAGTGCGGCCCAAAACAAGAGTTGTATCATGATTGACAAGCGCTCGAACGTCAGAGCCAACAACGCCAGCGAAAGCGCCTTTCTTTACGGATTCGGTCGCGCCGGGCCAAAGTTCATAGATCGCATCGAATACAGAAAAATAACCCTCGATAATGAGATCGCTCCCATTGTCTCGGGCTTCTTCTCGCGCGGTGAAGTTCGTCGCTCGCGTCATAACGACGCGGCGCTCATTCCTCCGCTGGTTGAGAATCGGCATTGTCTTCGTTTCCTCCTTTCAGCTTTTTTTGAAAACCGATTGCCTCGAGAGGAATGAAGTTCTCGAGAGCTTTCAATTCGCTCAGACCTTCGCGCGGAGACATGCCGATCCAATCGCGAACCTCGTTTCCGTCCATGATGCCATGAGAAGCGAGCGTGTCGCCGACGGAAGAAAGGTCTTTGAGGCTGTAAGCGTACAGGCTGCGCGGATTGAAAACGACGTGTCTCTTCGGAGAGATCAAGAGCTTCCGGGTCATTTCCTGCTGGATGATTTGCGCGACATTCATCACAACATTTCGGATTGAATTGTTGTGTTCTTCCGCGTTGAACCCGCCAGCGCCCACGGCATAGAGCGGAACGCCCAGCATTGCGGCGATTGTCTTCTTGTCAAGAAGGACGCTATCGCTCAATGCGAGGTCATTCAGGGAGAGCGGCTTGATCGTTTGAACCTCCATCACGTCAGAAGGAACGATCCACGGCTCGCCCGCCTCAGTTGGCCCCATGTATTCGTCGAGGATTGTCCGGCGGCCCTCTTTGGACATGTCCGGGAAATCTGCGACACGGATAATAACCGACGGCTTCCACTTGTCAGCCATGAAGCCTTTTTTCGTGGCTGCCGCCTGTCGGAGATTGGACACAACATCGGAGAGCGTGACACGAAAACCCGTCCCGATAAAAGGACGATCCGGGTCGGGATTCATGACGAAATGGAGAACGTCGGAATGCTCAAAGCGCTGTCCGTTGATTAGGATATAATATCCTTCGCCTTCATCGGTAAACGAAACATGAGACGCAGGGATCGGCCTCAAGCGATCAATCAAGCCATGCTTCGTATAGGGAAGCGTCACTTGATTTCCTTCGCCCTCGAGATAGAGCGTCCGAACAATTCCGGCGATAAAGGTCTTTCGGGTCATGTACGGATTTGGTTCTATGTCGATCTTTCGGGCCAATTCGTCACGAATGCGAACGTCGCCGTCTTCGGAGTTTTCCATGAGTTTGATCGTCATGGAAGAAACACGATCGGCGATCCAATTCACGGCCATTCGTACTTCGGGATTATCCGAAAGGCGCGTATAGCCGGGAACGCAAAGCGTTTCCCGTGCCTCGACGGAAAGGAACCACTTTTCCGCCGCTTTCGAGGGTTCGGCTCTCGCCTTGGGGATGGTCTGTCCCCGGTTTCGGTGTCTTTTACTCATTGGGTTTTGCACCTCCTCCGAAATACTCTCCGATACGGCCTTGACGCTCCATGTCAGCAAGCCGACGAACGACGGCAAAGACGGAAGCGTCGAAAAGGTCGATTCTTTGATTTGCGGAAACTTTTTCGTATTGAACCATATCGTCGACTTTCTCGACGGCGTGGACGTTTGAAACACAATACTCGTAAGCGTCCGAATGTAGATAATAGAGTTTCTTGTTCTTTGCGGCCTTCTCGATCTGACGGAACCCTTCGTTTTTGAGAATATAGAGCTGCGGCTGATCGACGATCTTAAAACCCGCCTTTTTCATCAGGGAGAAATAGTCGCGGGCGAATTTGCGGTCGTGGCCGATCTGCCGGATATTAAAGCCCATTTCGCGCATACGACAAAACCAATCGACAATATCCTTTTCTGAGGTCGTGGCCGTGTTCGACATGGTGAGCCATCCGTCATCCTTCCAGCCGAACAAAGGGATATTGTCTTCGTCGGCCTTCAAGTGAGCGTTGACGATCGGGAAGAAGCCGTGGGTGATAATGATATCCACGCCTTTGTATTGCGCCGTGAGGGCTGCGGCGGTGAGGTCGTGAAGGCGAGAGAGATCGGCTCCCCCGTACCACTTAACCGGGAGTTTCGCCAGCTCTTCAAGCGTCCAGTTATAGCACTTGTCCGATTCTTGGAACTCTTGAATATCGAACCATGCCCTCATGGCGGACGTGTAAATGTTCAAAGACTTCGCGAGGAAGTCTTTTCTCTGCTGCGGATCGTTGGCGGCTTGAAGAGCGCCGTCCATCATTTCATCCGGGCGGATCGAAACGCCGTAATTCGGATTAGCCTTTTCGTGCTGGATCGGATCGAGATAATCAACGTCGGTTCCTTCGCCGTCGGCCTTGCAGATAAAAACAAAATAGCTTTCGTCCTTGATCGTCCCGGCGAGAATCTTTTGACAATACTTCAAGCGCTGATAACAGAACGAGGTCGTATCGTCGCCCGCTGTGGTAATGCCAATGCAAAGGCGGTTTGTATACGCCTTGCCCGATTCTTTGATAACGTTGTATTGCTTCGCGTTTTTATAGGCGTGAAGCTCGTCGCAAATTTGGATATTAGAATTCAAGGAATCTTGACGATCCGGGTTCGCGGCGAGGGCCTCAATGCGAATTGAGGCGACTTCACGACCGAATTCGTCGGTGAAAGCTCGAGAGATTGAATGTTCGGCGTTGTTATCGAGTACGCGGAACGAATCAAGCTCGCCGATATATTTCAGCGAAAACACGATATCGTTGAAAGACTGAACAGCTTGACGAAGAGACGCGCCGACGATGTAGATTGAAGAGCCGGAAGCGCGTTCGAGCAAGGCCACGCCCCAAGCAAGAGAAGCGATAAGGAGCGTCTTTCCGTTTTTGCGGGGAATAAAAATAAACGCCTCTTTGAATCGGCGTTCATTGGTTCCGCGTTTATAGAAGCATAGGATATTGACGACGCAAAAGGTTTCCCACGGCTCAAGAATCAGCGGTTTTCCCTTCAAAGGAGTGCCGTCAATCATTTCGCCCTGATTGTGCTTCATGGTCTTTTCGATGATCCGAACCACAAACTCGGGCGGTTTCATGCGGACTTCGTAGGCAGGATTGACAATATCGCGCATGAACCTTTCCGCCGCCTGAATGCGCTCGACATTGGCGACGATTTGGCCGGAGATTATTCCCGCCGCGTAGTCATACGCGACGCGAAAGGAATCCCATTGGATATAAAGGGCGTTTAGCTCGGGGGTTGTTGGGTTACTCAAGCCCCTTCAAATCCTTCAAGGCTTCATCGAGGCCGGAAGATTTCTTTTGCTCGAAAGCCTTATCGTTGAATTTGGCAAGCCCGCGCGGCGTGAGGCCCAGCGCTTCGGCGTATGTGAGAATATCCTTTCGGAGTGTCTCGAGTGTCGTCACGATCGGGGCCTTTTTGTATCCCGTCGACGTTTTGACCTGAAACTCATAGCCGGACTTGCGATAGATGCTTTCGAGCTTCTCCCGCTGCTGCATGAGCTGGGCATAAACGGCGATCATGGGATCGAATTCGGGCTTATAAATGCCCAAGTTTTTCATATCCGTTTCCGCGCGGATATAATGTTTGGATTTTTGAGCCACGCCTTAAAACCTGCCTTCCCTAAAAAGTTTCCCACATGCGCGTGGTTGGAAAATGTTCCAACTGCCCCGCTCTCCTAACCTCAAAAACAAGGGGGAGGGAGAGGGGGGGATACCTCGACGAACTCGCCGGGAAACGTGCGGCGGAAACGATCGACGCGCCCGCAAGCCTTCCCGAAAGCGTAGAGATCGAAGTCGCCTCTCTGCTGTGCGCGAGCGAGACAAACTTCTTTCGGCGTATTCAGAAGAAGGACGCGAACGTCGTCGCGCTGGATATAGTCGATCATTTCGTCGTCGGTCGGAACCATGCGGATTAAATACAAATCCCTGATCCCGTACTCGGTGAAGGTCGCCTCGATCCTGTGAGCGGTATCGTTCAACATGCGGCCAATGCTGCGCGTCATGCGTTCGGCGTGAGGCTCGCTTCGGCCCGTCATAGCTGCCCGCATTGCGTCCATATCGAAGACGATCGCGTCCGGGTCGTTCATCACAACCATTCGGCAATAGGTCGACTTGCCCGCCGCCGGATAACCGCACACGACATAGAGCAATATCAACGCCTCCTTCCGCGTGAGCCGCCCTTCTCGGGATGCTCTTTGTTGTGGCAACCGTCGCACAACGCCCGAAGGTTTGAAACCATGAAGGCTTTCTCGGGATGTTCCTCGACGCTCTCTATATGGTGAGCCATTGTCGCGTCGGTCTTCCGTCCATAGCGTCGGCACTCTTGGCACCAGCCGCCCGCCCGGCGAAAGCATTCTTCACGCGCGGCGAGATAGCGGTCGTCGTTGTATATCTGCTTCTTGGTCATATACTTCGGATTCCGAAGGAGCTTCTTCCTCGGCACGATCTCGCCTCCATTCGTAGACGTTTGCGAATGGGTAAAAGAAAACCCCGCTCCTTTACGGAAACGGGGTTTGATCTACCACAACGACATTATCATAAACCAACCGGGAAACAGTGTCAATATGAATCAGGTTTGAGAAATTTGATTTATTGTTCTTGGAATAGAGCGTTCGCCTCACTCTTCATCCCGGCTTTTGTGTAGTAATCGAATAACGCTTCGCGCTGCTTCTTGGTGATGGGTTTATCTCCCGATGTGAGGTAGGGATCACCATACCCATTAGGATTATGTAAAACAATCCAACCAAGATCACGGACAAGATAGTCGAGATGTGCAAGCCTCTGACTATTATAAAAATCTTGCTCGCGATGATGGTCAGCAATCCATTTACGCGCAAACTCCTGATGCCCGCACCAATCAACAGGGTAAAACTCGCCGCCCGGATCGAATAGACCGTAAGGGGCTTTTGATTCTTCGTTCGGCGTTGCCATTCGATCAATAAACCGTTCAGTCGCCGTGGGAGCAAGAAGTTCAATATTAAGCCTGTGTTCACAATCGCTTCGCTCTAAATCACCACTAACAACAAGCGCCAATTCTTTCCATGCGTCTTGTGCTTCCTCGCGAACCTTTTTCTCTTCTGCAAGCTCTTTGCACATTTTGTTATAACGCTTGAAGAAATCGGCTTTAACCAGCTCGTCCGAACCGTCGCAATATGTGAAACTCCCGTCTCTCGTCTGCCCTTTGAAGTATGAGCGGCCCAAAATAACATCCTGTGCGATTTGCTCAATCCGTTCATCGGAAAGGCCGTTTGGTTTGAGCATTTCGGATATTGTGTGAACTACCCACTCATAATCCATGTTCTCATAAAGAAAACGCTGTCTGATAAAATCCGTAAGCCATTCGCCGCCGATGGAGAATCCGATATTCATCATTCGCCCTTCTTTCTGCATTTTTATTGTGTTTATTGTCATGAGGATACTCAGCGAAATACGACAACCATTGACGGGAAAGGAGCGCTATTCTTTGAACCCCCAAACTTCAAGCGCCCACGCAAGAAGCGAACTTCTGCTTTCCCATAAATGAATTCATGAAATGCCCGCGTGTCTGTTCTCGCTGGAATAAGCATGACAACGAGTGTACCCCCCCCCGCTTCGCGAGAACACTTTTCGATCCATTTCGGAAGCTCTCGCCCGTAGGGCGGATTGCAAAAAACCGTTTCGCCCTTCCAGCTTTGAGCGAGGCCGTCTTCCTCCATTGTGAAATGCTTTTCACATTTCGCGTTTTCGTGAGTTGAACACGGATCAAGGGTGAAGTGAAATTCTTCGTCGAGTTCCTTGAAAAAATCGATCGGCGTTTCCCATTCGTTCGATTTGCTGCTTAATAGTGCGGCGTTCATGTGTGCATCTCCTTATATCTCAAAATTCTTCGCGTATCCGGCCAGCTCGTCGAGGTCGATCCCGATATATCGCTTCGTGACTTGCTCGCTCGAGTGATTAAACCAAATCGTGAGAAGGCCGATCTTCCCGGTCTTTTTGTAAAAGTGATAGCCGAAGGTTTTTCTCAACGTGTGGCAACCGATTTGAAAGTCGATCCCGATTTCTCTCGAGATATCGTTGACGTAGTTATAAGCCGTCTTTCTCCCGATCGGCTGCTCGAGGCCCGCGCGGCGCTCCGGGTGCTTCTTCGTCGGTTTTGACTTGTGAGGCGAAAGAAAGATATACCGTTCGCCCGGGAGGTTTTTCAACTCCTGCCGGGCGATTCGCTGAATCTTCCTCGAGAGCGGAAGATCGGTCTTTTTGCCCGTTTTCTGCTCTCGCATGGTCAACACTTCACGCCCGCGAACATCCTCAACGCGGAGCCGTGCGAGATCGGAGATTCTCAGGCCCGTATAAATGCCCAGCTCGAAGAGCATGTATTGTCTCCAAGCCTTGTCGGAATCGCCGCGCCGCTCATAGAGCCGCCGCTCGATTTCGTGAACCTGTTCGTTATCGCGGATCGGGTGAACAAACTCCATATACTCACGCCCTTTCGACAACGAAGGCGCGTCCCGTGAGCTTCGCCGCTTCGGCTGCTTTTGCTTGAGCTGCCTTCTTGGTCGGGAATCTCTTTGCCGCTTCCTTGGTATTGAGCGGGCGCATTGCCGACGGCGGATCGCCTATCGCCCGGAAAGAAACCCCTCCGAAATACCATCCTGTTTCCTGCTCTATCAAGAGCCATTTCGTCGCCACGGTTCGCCCTCCTTATTTACCCATAACGGGAATTGTGTGTAATTTTCTTGTTTCTCGGAAGCCTTTCCCCGACTTGGTTTTTTGGCCTCTTCCGAATTATTTTCCCACGCCTCGAAAAAGGGGAAATTCAACGGCCAAACGATCCGAAGAGGCCGGGAAAAAACTTCTATATATAAGAGCCGTCTTTCAGGCCCTTATATATAGAAGTAAGTCAATCAGCAGACTTTCCCGCCGTGCTTGTAGCTTCGCGACTTGTTGTATTCATGCTTTTCGCGCATGATCTGAGCGGGATCGAGGCCGCGCTCCCTGATCCAAAGACAAGCAAGGCCCACGGCTTCGGCGAGCGCGTTGTTCCCGTACTCTTCAAGCGAGGATTCCGCTGTGTAGAAGTGCAGAGCGTCCACAAGCTCGGGAAGAGAGGAATCCTTCGGGTGTATCGTGAGCGGTTCCGCGAGAAGGGTTTCGCAAACCTTCATGAGCTTGTCGAGATCGTCAATCTCTTCGGCGAAGACGAAGCCGTCGTGGGCGAGATAGTCGAGAATACGAATGCAACCGTCGACCAGCTCCACGGCGATTCCTTCCGGCTTGTGTTCCATTTCATTGAGTTTGCACTCTCCGCTCTCGTAGTCGCCGCAACCTTCTTTCATGCAAGGGGCTTTGCAGTTAGAGCAAACCCGATAATCCATCGGCTTTCCGGCGCGGTATTCCTCGAGAGCTTCGCTCCATTCGGAATGGATCAAGGCCCGAATCTGCGCCGTATTCCTGCCGCCTTCCCACCAACCATGAGCGACGGCGTTGTCGTTAATTTCCTTCGCGATTGCGTTGAGATTCATCGTTTCCATATTTCCTCCTATGCTATATGACCGCCCCATGAAGGGGCGGAGAAATACGATCAAAGATCAAAGACAGAAGCAGACGGGCGCGCCCACCCAAGTGGTCGCCGCGCCGGTGTGGGCGAGGGGAATCCCGAGGTGGTTGACGTAGCAGATGTAGCCGGAGCTGCCAGCAATCGAGGAACAGCACCAAAAAGGACAATCTTCGCCGTCTTCATCCACCCGAACGCGGCTCTCAGACGTGCCGAATGCCTCGTATCGCTCGCCGTCTTCGTGATCCGACCAAATCGCAGAACCGAACATTTCGCTTTCCGTAGGAACGAAGAGCTTGTCGGTGCTTTCAAAGGTTCGGCCCTCATGATTGCGCGTAATGCGCTTGACTGAAAGAATTGCTGTTCTCAACTCTTCCGGGAGGGTGAAGAAGAATTCGTTATTCATCCAAGAGCGAAGATCGCTTCCGATCCATCCGTCCGGGCATTCTCCGTCATGGAACGGGCGCTTTCCGGCAACTTGGCGCATCATAAACGTTACGGTCGGGCGGGAAGGGCTGAGTTCGGATTTATCATGATTGAAGCCGATCACTTCCGCTTCGATTCCGTTGATATTGACGACTTCGCCGGGCCGGAAATGCTCTCGGGCCTCTCCGCTTTGGACAATCTTCGAGATTTCGAGCGCGGAACGAGCGCCCAGCAGGCCCGCCGCCTGCATCTGCTCATTCGAGAGAGGGATCGCCGCCGCAATGGCGGTCATTTTGATCTGGTCTTCTGCAAGGGGAATCTTTTTGCCATTGACAAACAAATAGTTTTCCATGTGTGCGCCTCCTACTGTATGAAATTTTCGTATCGCCGAACGATCTCGTCTTCGTCCATGTCGCCCCACACAATCACGGGCCGCCCTGAAACGTCCATGAATATTTCTTTCTGCATGAGTGCGGCTCGACGATCCGCGATCGGAACGGATGTGATAAACGAGAGCGGAACGAAAGCCGCTTGAAGTCGGGTGTTATACTCCCGCATATAGCGAGCGATTTCCCGTTCTCTCGTTGCCTTCTTCATTAGGGGGTAATACTGAGCAAGAATCATTGCTTTCCCTCGTCTGTGCGTCTTGAAGCGTGTTTTCAATCCCGCTTCCCGTTTGAAAGTCGGATCAACCCTCTTTCGGCTGCGAAAAGCGCACAACGGAAAACGAAATCGTCGCGGTAATAGTGAATCGTTCTCTCGGTGCATTTCATTCTGTCGGCGACGGTTTTAATCGTGACATTTCGCCCGTAATAGAGCCGCGCCATGCGGCCTTCGGGGCTTTGGGGATCGTAATATTCAAACGTCGACGCGATCGCCTCAAGCCATTGACGCGGCTTGCAATCGGTCAAGGCGAGAGCTTTGTTCGCCGTTGGGTCAGAGTGCTTTGAAACGCCTCGCGGTAATCCGTGATCGAACGACGGGCCGCCGCCCTCGAAAATCTCGCGACGGATCGCGGCTTCGGCCTCCTCAAGCTCCTTGACGTTGTGGAGATTCCACTCGATCCGTCGATAGACGTGATCTTCGAGCGGCTTCGGCATGGTTATTCCTCCTCGTCGTACATTTCGGGATGATAGCGGCGATAACGCTCTTCCCGCCCTTCTTTCATCAAGCGATAAGCCTCTTCGTGGCCTACGCTTGCCGCGTAATTGATTCGACCGTCGAGGCAATCTTTGAGATATAAATAGCGATCCAGCTCGTCCGCGTTGTGAATTTGTTCAAAGTGCCAATCTTGGCAAATTGAAGCAATATACAAGGCCGGGGTTTTTGCACCATGACGGGCCGCCGTCTCGATAGCTCGGTGAATAATCTGCTCGAGTTCGAGGTTCACAGCGTTTAGGCTGATGGTCTGCAATTCGGCCTCTGTTGGTTCTCTGCCAAAATTAGCCCTAAATGCAGCTCCTACGCGCTCGCGCACGCGCTCATGCGCACGCATAAAGGCGGCGGCCTCTTCGTCGTCATCTTCAAAAAAATTCGATTGGTTTACGGAGTTAGTTCCGTTTGTGTTTAGTTTATTAGTGTCCGCCCCTTTGTCCGCTCCTTTGTCCGCTGGTTTGCCCGTTGGTTTATCCGCTCCTTTGTCCGCCGCTTTATCCGCTCCTTTGGCCGCTTTTTCCGGGCAAACTTCCGTTTCGGCTGTAAAGAAGTTGAGTTTGTAGGCGGCTGCTGAGGCGCGACGTTCGCCTTTTGTAAATTCGAGCAACCCTTTATTCTTGAGTTGGTTCCTTGCATCTAAAAGTGCATCATTTGAAACGTGCATATAAGAGCGGATCAACATGTCTGGCACTTTCACAAACCCTTCCGGCCATCCCTTCGCGTTGCAGATGGTAAATAACGCATTCCACAAGCTCTGTGCAGTCGGAGAGAGGGTGTTGAAAGTTAGCCATTCATAGAACGCTTCACGCTCGCGCACATAATTGACGTACATTGAAGGAAGGCTCCTTTCAGGTTTCGCAAACGCTCCTTTTGCGAGTAAATTCGCCTTTCCCGTGCCTTTCGAGGATTTCCAAGCAATCGAGCCGCCCCTTCTGCTTTGCGTGTTCATAGGCCAATGACCAAGCTCGCTTGAGTGATTCCTCATAGTTCTGCATGGTTTGGGTTGTCGATCTGACGGAGAGAACCTTCAATCGGCAACATTGGCCCTCACGAAGAGGCGCGTTCTCGTTCGGCGTTTCGTCGAAAAGTACGGCTGTTTGGATCGGATAGCGAATAATGGTTTGAATTGAGACGAGAGGGTTTCTCGAGCCGTTCTCGTCCCAATCCTCAGAAAGAATAGCGTTGTAAATGTCCTGAATATCAGGATCGGTAACAACGACGGGTGTTCCCTTGGGGAGCATGTTTTAACCTCCGTATTTATCGCGGAGCCTCCGAACAACGGCGAGACTGTTCCAATCATTTATGAATTGAAGGGCTGATTTGAAACGATACGCCGGGAGATCGTAGCGGGAGCCGATCGCAAATTCTGCGTAGAATTCCCGCCAAATAGCTTCACGGAGGGCTTTTCCGCATGATGTATAGGACAATCCCTTCGCTTCGCACAAAGCGAGAGCACGGCCTCTGACGGCCTCTTGAAGCGCTCGCGCCTGTGCGGCTGATATAGTAACCTTTGATTGAATGTCGCGCTGCATAGCGTCCATTTGCCCTTTGAAGGCCACAATGAGCCGTGCAAATTCTGTCACGCATGAACGGAGTTCGGCAGTAGAAACGGCCCCCGTTTCTACAATGCGGGCGAGATCGAGAACGGCTCCTTCGTCAATCTTGGCGAGTTGGTTGTTTTCGTTCACGGCAAGCCCTCCTTATCGAACCGTCGCGTCGAGGTCGATGAAGGAAAAGCCAGCTTGAACGGCTTTTTCGCTTTCGATCGCCCACTCTTTGACGACTTCAAGCCATTTTTGAATGGTTTGAGCTTCCGCGCTATCCATTGTGCGGAAGAATGCCGACATGTGAGGGAGTGTCCCCACGTCGGCCATAAAGGATTGGATAGAACGAGAGAGCGCAAGGGCTGAAAACGGCGAGGCTTGCTCGAATTGCTCTTCTGCGCCGTCTCTGATCCTGCGAAGCTCGCTTTGAGCCTGTTTCCTGAGTTCCTCTTGCTCTTCCGCGTATGCTTCCGCGTCTCGGACGCGCTGGGCGAGGCGTTCATTCTCTTCGAGCTGCTCGGCGAGACGGTCGCTTGCCTCTGCGGCTTCGCGCTTTGCGTCTTCGTAATCCTCGGGAACAACTTCGACTTCGATCTGTTCCGGCGGAGCGCTCTCGAGAGCTTCCGCTTTCCTCTGGAAATAATCTCGCTCATTCTTTATGGATTGGAGCATATCAGCAGCTTTGTTATAGCCGCTTTCGATACGTTCATAAGCCTTCTTTGCAAGCTCTTCTTGACGGCGAGCTTCGTCGCGTTCTTCAATGAGTTTTCGGATTTGGCGAACGCTCTTGTCGCCATTTTCCTCGACGAAAGATTCTCGCTCTCCTGCCGGGAGCTTCAAAACCTCAAGAACAATACTTTTCGGCCTTCCTGCGAGACAGGGGGTTTCCTCAACGCCCTTTGCATAGTGCATGAGATTGAGGGCTGTCGAGTGCGAGAACGGGCAATTCTCGGATACCCATGTCATGAAGGAGCCGTCGCCCGGAAGCTGCTGTTTTGCCTGAATGAGATAATTTCCGATAATTCCGGCGCGTCGGTTGATCTCGAATGCTTCCATATTGATCGCATAAGCGAGAGTGGAGAGAGGAACGAGTTCGTTATTCTGTTCCTCACGAAGTTTCAAACTAAAGGCTTCTTGCACAAATACCGCTCCTTTGCTTTGATTTTCTTTATTTGGGGCCGGGCCGGGAATCGAACCCGGAAGGCGGGGTGTGCTGCCCGCCTCGCAACCCGCCCCGGCATGAAGCCGGGCCTTCGCGGCCCGGCAACCGGGACGAATTACGCAATAACAACGACGTTCAGGTCTGCGAGCTTATCCTCGAGCCATGCGCCAATCTTGGCGACGGCCTCATTTTTCCACGCGCCGCCGTCGGATTCATAGAGAGCAACCTCGGGGCCGTTGCCGCCCTTCTTGATACGCAGGACGAACGGGGAGGTCGGCTGTTCTACTTCCTCAAACGTGCGGTTCGGCGTGAGCTTGAAGGGATTCTTGACGATCGCGTCTTTCACGGCGGAAACGCCGTCTTTGATCGTGACGCGCTGGGACATGCCATCGTCGGCGGTCTGCGCTTCGTTCTCCATGCGCACGTTCCCGGCGAGCTGAGCCACGGTCTCGAAATCTTCCGTATCCTTAAAACGGGTTTGCAAATGAATCAAGAAATCTTCTTGGCCCATATAGCGGTCGAAGCGAATCTCAGGAATCAGCGCTTTGCAGTAAGCGACGCGGCTTCGGCTGTTCATGCGCCCGAAGCCCGGAGTGAGAACGGAAACCGTCGTGGGGCACTCAACCTTTACGTAAAGGCGCGGGAACCGCTCGAAGAGCTTGTCCACATCTTCGCGGAGCCACTTCACAAGGCCGGAAAGAGTGAAAGTCTCGAATTCGTAGGGAACGGGGGTCTCAAACGGCTGGATTTCATCAAGCTCGCCTTCGGACGTATTGGTGAAGTAGCGATCGTTGATCTTTACGATTTTGAAGTCTCGGGTCTGCTTGCCCAGCTCTACGAGATAGCGCATAGCGTCCGCATCCATCGGGATTCCTTCGGAGGTTTTGACGCTCAGAATATCGGTTTTGACTTCTTCCATT